CAGAATGAATTTGGAAATATTAGCTTTGAGTTTGATGTATCATCTGGATATACATTTGCTGAAGAGTTGAATGGTATTATTACTTCTGATATTGAAAGCGAAATTAATACTTTTTTGACAGATCAGAATATTCAAAACGACAATGACAATTATAGCGATAATGATTGTTGTAGTGATGTTGACAATGCACGACAAATGAGCTTGTTTAATCAAAAAAACATTAAGTACAAAAACATTAAGATGCCTAAGGGTTTAAATGTAACCATTAATTCTGATGGCATCTCTTCAAAGAAGAACGGGTGAAATGTGGGAAATCTTGCCAGTGCGAAGTCTGTAACTTTTCTAGATATCGAAACAACACATCTCGATCCTAAAAAGAGTGCAATACTTCAGATTAGTTTTATCACAGATTGGGAAGGAGGTCAGCAAGATGTCTGGTCTACTAAGATTAAACCAAAAGACATCGAGCTAAAATTTGCATCGAAAGATGCGTTGAAGATCTGTAATTATAATGACAAAGATTGGCAAGATGCCCCGAGCTTTCAAGAGGTTGCCGCAGAGATTTCTAAAAGATTGACCTGGGGCCCTCTTGTTGCTCACAACATCAACTTTGATCTTTCTCATATTCGAGCAGTTTTTGGAAGATACGGATGGGAAGAAGTTGACAGCGTATCAAGACTAGAAGAAGAAAAAAGATTTAAGATAGGCTATCCAATTATTGATACGTGTGCTTTAGCTTATCTCTTCTTACCTACAGAGCGACAAAATCTAAATGAGCTTCGCGAGTATTTTGATATTTCTACTGAAGGCGCTCATGAAGCTGTTAAAGATACACAAGACTGTCGACAAGTTTTCTATAGTATAATCGGAGAAAAGCTAGGATAACTTAGTGTGCATTAAATACGCTTAGGAGATAAAATACAAACATGGAAATAAAGAATATTCTTTCTGCTCAAGAAGTGGAAGAAATGTCTCACGTCAAAAAAATACAACCCATCACGTCTTCTTTTTTTAAAGAAAACTATGATATCGTATTGGAAGAAATTGAGTGGGATAATTATTATCCTGGTAAATATCTCTATAAAAAAGCGTAGGAGAAAAAGTGAGAGTCGTAGAAATTCTTGAAGAGATTAAGTCAACTTCTAAGTCGACTGAAAAAGCAATGATTATGAAGCGTCATGGAGACAATCCCAACTTTAAGTTGGCACTTCACTATGCAAATAATCCTTTCAAACCTTTTCATGTATCTACAGTACCCAGAGTAAAAGCATCTGACAAAGCAGATTCTCTTATGGGAGAAGAGACTGCTTGGTTTTCTTTTTTCTCGCTTCTTGATCATTGTGCCTCTAGATCATTGACAGGAAATGCAGCAATTAATTTGCTTGTATCTCTTTTCAAGAACGTGGCCAAAGAAAACGAAAAGTGTATGCGAAAGATTCTTAAAAAGCATCTAGCTATTGGCGTTTCTGTCAAGTCTATCAACAAAGCTTTCCCTAACTTTATTCCTACTTTTGAAGTGTCTCTTGCGCAGAAGTTTGATGAAAAACGTCTGAAGGGTAGAACACAGGTAGGTGTCGAGCCAAAACTCGACGGTATCCGTTGTTTTACGATTGTTGAAGGAAGCAGCGCTATTATGCTCGCCCGCTCTGGCAAGCCTATTACCAATTTTAACGAAACCATCTTGGAAGAAGTCAAAAAGATGGGAGACGGTTGCTATGATGGTGAGTTGATGGGAGAAGACTTTACTTCTCTTATGCGACAGGCGTATCGAAAAGAAGATGCTGATACAAGCGGAACTTATCTTGCGCTCTTTGACTTTCTACCCATCGAAGAGTGGAACACTAAGCAGAGCAAGATGCCATGCTCAGAAAGATACGAAGAGCTCCTTGAGCGTTTAGACAGTTCAGAAGTTAATCTGGAAATGGTTAGGCCGGTGGAGCGAGTTGATTGTTCTTGTGACTATCAGGATATTAAAGCAGAACACGATGCTTATGTCAAAGAGGGCTACGAAGGTGCCATGATCAAGTTTCTAGATGCACCTTACAAGTTTGGCAGAGGATATGAAGTCATGAAACTTAAGGCGTTTCATGATGTCGACCTGCCCATCACAGGCCTTCTAGAAGGTACAGGAAAACACGCAGGGAAACTTGGATCATTCCAGGTAGATTACCAAGGCGTTGAAGTTCAAGTAGGTTCTGGGTTAACAGACGATCTTAGAGAAGCTATCTGGTCAGATCAACAAAGCTTTTTGGGCAGGATTATTGAAGTTCGATATCAAGAAGTTACTCCTGATGGTTCTCTAAGATTTCCAACTTTCGTATGCTTTAGAAATGACAGGGATTAATAAGATATTTTTTCTGAGCTTTCTGACTCTCATGTCTTGCACAGAGCGTGACTTTTCAAGTCTAGATATAAATCAGAATGTTTCAGAAATAGAAATTGAAGAAGTTCGAATAAGCCCAGCTAGATGTTCTTATGAAGACTGTATTTGTAGAGTAAACATACCGAGATATGTGCCCCAGTTTGTAGATGTAAATTCTAAATCATGGACAAGCGTATTTTTTGCTGAATCTCAAAGCACGCTTTCACAAGAATATGCAAAAAATGTAATTGACTTTATGCGCCCTAGAATGAATGCAAATACAACTGTGGTGTTAGGTTACACAGATGGTTGTGGATCTTATAGTTACAATACAGTTCTTTCTAAAAACAGGGCTAGCGTTGTTTCTAGGCTGATTAGAACGATAGGATTTAGAAACAGAATTGTAACAGTAGGAATGAGCGAATTAACTAGCCACCATTCAGACTTGGCAAGAAGAGCAGACGTAATCACGTCTCATGACTTTAGAATACAAGTTCCTCCCCCTAATTTAGTTGCCGATCACTATCTTCTAGATGCGTCCGGTTCTATTCAGGACTATGAATTGTGGGTTAATATAATCGCAGCAAATAAAAAACCTACTAGTCAGCTACACTTATCTTATACATATCGATGCACTGATGGGACATCTGCAAATAACATTAGACCGGGCGGCGCAACAGAGATCTGGTGGTCTTATTGGCAGGTCCTAGATAGGATGAGACCCGGTCAGACTCTACTAATACTTTCTGATTTTAATTCTAGATATCCACTAACAAATTCAGAAAGTCAAGCAATTATTGAAAAAGCCAGAAGAAAAGGAGTAAAGGTTTATGCAGTCAGAATTTAAAGAAGTAGAAATTACTGATTCATTGATTCTAGATTTTTTTAAAAACGAAGTCCTTCGAAATGCTTTTGAAGCAGGTGGGTGGATTGCAGGAGGATTTGCTCGCCTTGTTGGTAAGCAAATTTTAATTCCTCATAAGTTTGACACGCAAGCGTCTAATAGGAAAAAACTTATAAGTCACTACTTCGAGACGAGAGGCGATATTGATTTTTTCTTTAGAAATGAAAAAGACTATACTTTAGCACAAACAGTTCGAGCGTATCATAAGTCAGCTTTTGCTCACAACATGTGGCTAAACAATAGCAACGGTGTACTTTCAATCAAAGTACAACTTGTTAATAAGTTCTTTTATGACGACATCAAGACTACATTTGATTCTTTTGACTTCTTAAATTCTTGTTACGCAATCAAAAAGGAGAATCATAAATACTTTCTAGTGTGTGATCCTTGTGCTGTGCGTGCAGACGAACAAAGGGAACTTATTATCAAACACGCAAACTCTCCATACACATTGCAGCGTGTGGTTAAATATTTGAATAAAAGAGGACTAGAAACTATTTCAAAAAGGTCGAATGACATTTTGACAGAAATTCTCATTAGAAATGCTGCTGAGACATTTGATAATAAATACGGGTCAGCGTTTAAGCCTTTTATTGAGCAAACAGTCAAGACTATGTTTGCTTTAAATATTGTCAAACCAGAAAATGCCATCTACTTTCTTGGAAAGTTTAAGAAAGTTCATACACAAAAGTACGGTCCAACTTATGTAACAGACTGGGCATCTAGTGTAATTGAAGAGAGTGCAACTTTATAAAACATAAAGTATAATAATCTCAAAGGAGAATATAAATGTTTAAAAAGACACGTGTCTGTGTGCACTGTGAAATTGAATTCGATCTTAATTCCACAGCTAAAAAGAATTCCGGTGGTAAAATCAATGAATGTCCTGACTGTGTCGAAGAGCTAGGCACAGAAACAACAGTCAAGTATCTAGGTCTTCAGGCAGGAGACGGCAAAGCTAATGCTCTAAGTATTGTTGCTTTTGAGTCTGACTCCGACCGTGAAGCTTATTCAAGTGCATGGAAGGCAGTAACAGGATTTCACAAAGGAAAGTCATGTCAGCTGGGTGGTATTCAGACTAATATTGGAAATCGTCCAATGCGTCACGTTGCCTATGCAGGCGGCAACGGAAACCACAAGGGGAAGGCAGATTAAAACTTTAAAGAAAGTTATTCTATGGAGAATTTTGTCAATTGCTTTGACTTACTCTGTGACTTACGCATACACGGGTGATGTAAAATCTGCAACTGGGTTTACAGCTATTTTACATTTAGTTTTGATGGCTTCTAACTACATGTTCGAGATTTATTGGGAAAATACTACAGGCTCACAGAAAGAATAGTTTTTGTGTAAGTCTCATAATTTACAAGATAAGAATCTTCTCCTAGTTTTGCCCATTCTGGATACATAATGTGTCCTCTGACGTGTATATGCCCCCAGCCAAGCGCATGTCCTATCTCATGCTCCAAAGAAAGTCTTTTTTTAAGAATGAATCCGTTACAAATAATATCAGCATATAATATTTCATAGGAATTAAATTTTGTGATAGTTGCAGTGACTGCAATGCTATTTTCTAGACTTGCTACTTCATCAGATCTTAACAGTCTAATTCTAATGGTGTTGAAAAAGGGAGACTGTGTCATGCACTCTCTAAATAAATCTCCTTTTCTAACTTCTCCGAATTTATATCCAAGATTTTCCCAAAATGCTAAGGCACTTTTTACTTCTTCTATCGAAGCAATTTCGTCACAGATGATAACGTCTGGTTGCTTATTCTCAGGCCAGTAAGCTAATAAATTGCTTCCGCTGATAAACTTTGCTTCTTCAACAACAATATCAGAAGTTGGATTATTTTTTACCCGCTCAGCGTTTTTTTCTTCAAGATTGCAATTGCACAAAACAAAAAAGAATAGTAAAATTAACATACGCTTCATAAAATAAATATAAAGGAGAACAAAAATGTATAGCAAGTCAATTAAACTATATGACGATAACATTGGAGCGGTAGATTATGTCCAGCACGCTGGAACAGATCTTACTGTCGTAAACTCTGCACGTGTATCATTTGGCGTCCAAAAGGAAGAATTAGATGACAGGGATCGAAAGCTTATCAACTACCTTATTAAACATCAACACACAAGCACTCTTGAACATTGTTCTGTCACCTTTAGGTTTTGTGTGCCTCTATATATTCGTAGTCAGCATCACCGTCATAGAACTTGGTCGTATAATGAGATATCCCGGAGGTATACTGATGTGGATCTCCGATTCTATGAACCGCAAGCGTTCAGAACACAACACAAAAGCAATCGGCAAGCATCAAATGCCGAAGAACTAATCAATCCTGTGATGAATCCAGAAGACGAAAATCATCCAAAGTTTGGTGAATGGATTCATTCGACAACTGCTTCTGAACTAGTTGCTGCACACAATGCAGATTCACTTGTTTTGTTTAACCAACTCATCGAAGCAGGAGTTTGTCGAGAACAAGCAAGAGGCGTTCTACCACAGAACCTCTACACCGAATACTACGGCACAGTCAATCTGTCAAATTTGCTAAAATTTATTGACCTTCGCACACACGAAGGAGCACAATGGGAAATCCAAAAAGTCGCTGAGGCTTGCTTGGAAATTGCTACGGATCTGTTCCCTGTGACTGTGGGTGCTTATCGTAGGATTAGGAACGAAGAATGAAAGCTTTCTGCGATATCTGCAATCTTAAAACAAAAGAGTACAAAGTCATCTTAACAAAGCAACTTTCAGGTGTTGTGATGTGCGATAAATGCAGTGAAGACAACACAAAAGAAAGTGCTGAAAAAAAGACAAAATGGTTAGAGAAAATGATGCTGGAGAACGAAGAATGAAATGGGAAGTTAGACCCCTCGAGCCAGACGGCTGGGGAATTTTTTTGATGCAGAAGTTTTGCAAAACTAAAGAACCGGTTTGCTATGGAAAATCAAGCTCTAAAGAAGCTGCTGAACGCCTAGTCGAAAGGATGAATAGAGAATGAAAAAGCCTTGCCCGTGTTGCGGATGTGACCCCTGTGATTGTGACTGGGGTAATAGAAAAGAATAAGAGATTTGTTTGTCTTTGATCTATACTTATAAAATAAAGTATATAAGGGATCAAAGATGCGTGTGATAGAAACAATAGAATACATAGGTGAAAGAGCCCAGATCGCTATGGTTGTAGGATCAGTTCCGACAGACGGGAGCGGAAACATAGAGATAATATATGCGAATGGACCGGCTGTGGCACTTTTTGGTTATCCGAGCCAAAAGTCAATGATTGGGTTAGACGTTAGATCTTTAATGCCTCAAAAAATAGCTCGCGACCACAAAGGTCATGTTTCTTCTTATGTTGAAAGAGCAAACGGAGGGAAGGTTCGGACTAGCTCTATTATGGGCGCCTGGAGACAGCTAGAAGCAGTCAGGGCAGATGGAACACTTGCGGCTGTTGCGGCCAATGTTTGCGATGTAAGAAATAGCGAAGAAAGGTATTTTCTAGCTTTTTTTAAAGATAGGTCAGTTGAAGTTGAAAAACAAAAAGAGCTAGAGGCTATGATAGAAATAGCTGAAGCGGCCACAAAAGAAGCAAACGATGCAAAACTCCAAGCTCAAGAAGGATTACTTAAGCAGAAAAGACTGTCAGGTCAGATAACACTTTTAAGGCAAATATTTGGCGGGACTGTTGGTCTGATTATAATGTTAGGCATGCTGATTGTTGCACAATGGGCAACAGGGACAACAGACCCGGATGGTTTGGCAATGATTGAAAGAGTCTTGTTAGTTCTGACCGGTATTTTAGGTTCTGCAATGGCTTCAGTTTTTGATTCTAGAAACAGAGGAACAGAATAAAAAAGAAACATATTTATTCTAAAGGTGGAGAACTGAATGAAAACAAGAGACTTTTTAGCTGAATGGAGAAATTTTATCAGGCAAGGAAATGTTATCCTAGAAGGGGGCAACGCTACAGCTATTGTCCGCGGACCAGACGGCAAACCTGAAAATGTTATGTGGAAAGGACGAAAAGCACAAGCTCGCCCTATCGTATTCGACCAGCTCGTGTCCCGAAGTGATTTTACTCGTGATGTCAAAGACATGATTAGAAAAATCGACGACATCCATCGAAGAGCATTTGGAGAAGGACTATACAGTATAGAATCAAGAGATGAAATGCTCGATAGCGGATATACGTTTATGGGTTCATCTGAGTTTTTGTTTGCACCATCTTCTGATATTAGTGATGAAGAATACACAGCACACAAAAAAAAGACGGGTGACATTGACCTCCTCATCGATGAGACAAAGATTCCTTCTTTGTTTGCTCTCTTAAACGAGCTAAGTGGAAAACAATTGACCTCGACGACCAAGCTAATTGGTCATAATAAACTAACTGAAGCACAAATAAGAGGAGAACAAATTAACGCAATCTTTGAGTACAAGTCTAACGGAAGAGATTTTCTCTTTCAGATTGACTTTGTCTTTGTTCCTTTTAATGAAGAAGGAAGACCAAACGAAGAAGAGAAGTTTTTAAGAGGTAGCACATGGGAAGACATTACTGAAGGGATTAAAGGGATCGGGCACAAGCTTTTATTACAGGCACTGGGTTCCAGAATCAATACAATTCCATGGGGTTCAGCACTCATTGCAACAGGAACTAGTCGTCCCGACAAGATCCGTCTCAAGACTAAGCTTCCTAACATAACAGATATTCGTGTAGGTCTACCTGGAATTACGCCAATTGACTTAGAACCTCTTGAACAATACGTAGATGTGAAAAAAATACCAAAATCTTTTTACGGAAAGGTTTCTAGCGAAGAAGTTGAAAGGTTCATAAATAGTCTAAATAACGATCGGGCCGCAATGCTCAATCAGATTCTTAACAAGGAAGGATTGGCACAAAATCAAACTGTTGCGCTTTTAACAACTTTTATTGTTCACTCCCCTACAGTAGAAGATTTTCAACTTGACAGCTATTTTGACTCTTTCTCTAGTTTGATGTCATTTAGCATGGGCCGCGGATTATCAACGAGATACAAGAAAGAAGATTATCAAGTAAACGGTAAAGATGTATATCGATATCTAGAATTTGCAGAAAGAGAAGAAAAATTTAGAAAAGCTGAAGATGTCTTCGAAGCTATATTTAAAAATAGACCTACTGCAGAAGATGCGAGAGATATTGCTTCATATCTTGGGCTTTTACGCGTAATTCAGAGATACCTTTCACCTGAAGCTAAAATTGCTGCATACGACGGATTATTCTATTATTGCTATCAGGCAGAAAACTTTATGTCAGCTCATGATATTCAGGATGATTTAATTCCAAAAGAAAAGATTATAAGCGCTTATGAAAATGCTGTCCCGGAATCAAGACAATCACAAAAATATAAAAATAAAGAAGCACTAATCGGTGAGTGGATTAAAGAGTACGAAATTAGATTAGCAAACGACGCTTAAGTGCAAACTTTAAAACTTCCTATTATAATAAAAGTAGGAGGGAAAGGTGGTGCTTTCAGAGTTTAGCTTTGACAACGCTGGTCAAAAAAATTTTCTAGATCATAGAAAAAAGACACGCAAGCAACGTTACGAAGAAAAACTTAAAAGCGCACGTTTTTTACCTATTTCGCTGGGTTGTGTTAATTTTATGCATGATGGAAATCTTGCATTTCTTATTAGATCTGCGGTCTGCTTCGGTGTAAAAGACATTCATGTCATCGGGTCTGTTCCTGAAAGAGGAGATTTAAGAAGGCTGTCTGGGTCTACGTGTGATTACATTAATATTGTTCAGCACAAGCAGCCTAGAACTTTTATTGAGTGGGCCAAAAAGAGCAATACAAAAATCGTCGCTGCTGAGCTTTGCAAGAAATCTTCTAAGCTTAGAAACTATAAATTTGACTATAATCAAAATATCTGTATATTTACTGGGCACGAAACGACAGGAGTCCCAGGAGATATTATTCACGTCTCCGACTGCGTTGAGATTGAAATGCCAGGCCCGGGATTTTGTCTAAATACTGCTCAAGCAGCAAATATCGTGCTTTATGAAGCAACAAAACAATATTTGGAGAGATAATTGAAAAAGGAAGCGATCAATCATCCCAAGCATTACGGGGGTGAAGGAAATCCATATGAGGCGATCAAAGTAATCGAAGCATGGGATTTGAATTTTAGTCTAGGAAATGTTTTAAAATACATGAGTCGAGCAGGTAAAAAGTCTGATAATCCGTTAGAAGATCTTAAAAAAGCTGCTTGGTATCTTAATAGAGAAATAGAAAGAATTCAGGAGGCATCAAAGTATGATTTTAAGTAGCCTCTTTGTAATTTTTGTCTTTGGATTTGACCAACCAAAACCTCCTACAGGATGTGTGATTGATAGATGTGACAAGGAAGTTTGTGTCGTTGAAACTCCTGAAGGCTGGGTTGAAGTTGATAAAAAACATGATTATTTCGAAGGAAAAGAAATAACATGCCCGTTGTGGCTAATCGAGCCCACCTAAAAACAAGGAGAGTGAAGCATGACAAAAGCAGAAATTGCTAGACTTCTCGCAATGATTGCACATGAAGATGGAGATCCGGATACTTTTAACTTTGTTTTGAATAGAATTTTTGGAGCATTTCAAGGAAGAGATGCGAGCAAGTGGTATAACTGTGCTCATTGTGATGCAGGTTATTCAGATCAAGAATGTACGTGCGGGAATGCTTAAGTCCAATTTAGGAGGATACATGCGTCCAGCATTTAAAAAAAAGAAATATCGTCACCCATCAAAGAAAAGAAAGATGAAGAAGCGAATTGTTGGAATAAGGAGAACGAAGAATGAGCTACTTTTTTGTTGATGTAGAAGCAGACGGACCTTGCCCGGGAATCTATTCAATGATCAGTTTCGGTGCAGTCAAGTTTGACGATAACCTTCAGACAACTTTTTATGGAAAGACGAGGCCGATTACAAATAATTACAAGTTAGAAGCTCTCCAGATTTCATGTCCGGATAGAGCAACTCATATCGGATACGACAATCCGTTTACAGTGATGAAAGCTTTTAATCAGTGGGTTCTTGATAACAATACCGGTTCTCGTCCTATTTTCATGTCTGATAATCCTGCATTTGACTGGCAGTGGATTAACTATTATTTTCATCTGACAGTCGGAAGCAATCCCTTTGGGTACTCAGCACGCCGAATCGGAGATGTCTATTGCGGAGCAATGGGGAATATGCGTGCGAAATGGAAACATCTTCGTAAAACACCTCACGATCACAATCCTGTTAATGATGCGAAGGGCAATGCTGAAGCTTTTCGAGTCATGCAGGATCTTATGAGAGAAGTTAAAGAACTTCGAAAAAACAACATGTAAATATTTGTGTGTAAATTTTATAACACTAAAGTAAAATATAGTTGTACTTTCATGAACTAAGGAATTATGTCTGATTTACTCAAATACAAAAAGCTGACTGACATCGAGCATGTTTTGCTCCGGCCAGGAATGTACGTGGGTTCTATCAAGCATAGGACTGACGATATTTCTATTTATGATGAAGGCAGATTTAAGACAGAAAGCATTACTTACAATCCTGCTTTTCTAAAGATTTTTGATGAGATTGTATCCAACTCTGTCGACGAACATCGCCGTCACCCTAAAAAACTAAACGAGCTCAACGTCTTAGTTAATCCTGACAAAGGTGCAATTCTGGTAAAAGACAATGGCGGAATTATTGTTGATAAGCATCCGGAACACAACGAGTGGATTCCAGAGCTTATTTTCAGTAATCTTAAAGCCGGGTCAAACTTTGACGATTCTGAAGAGCGTCTAGTTGCTGGGACAAATGGTGTGGGTTCGACGCTTACAAATATCTTTTCAAGAGTATTTCGTGTAAAGACTTGTGACGGTAAGAAAGAATTCTCTCAAAAGTTTGTCGACAATATGACAGACCGAGAAGAACCAGAAGTTGTAAAGGCAAAGTCTCGTAAGGGATACACAGAAATTGCTTTTATGCCTGACTTTGAACGCTTCGAGATGGAGACAATTGACGAAGACCACATGATGATGCTTCAAAAGCGTGTCATCGATCTTGCTGCTTGTAATCCTAAACTGAAAGTAACATTCAATAACGAAGATCACTCTTTTAAATCTTTTGAAGAGTATTGCAAACTCTATGCAGAAGACGTCATCTATGTCGAAGGCGACCGTTGGAAGATTGGAATCGCTCCTTCAAATGGTTCTATGCAGCAAGTAAGTTTTGTCAACTCAGTCGAAACTTCAGACGGCGGAACACATGTCGATTACATTGCCAACCAGATTGTAGTTCACTTACGAGAACTGATTAAGAAGAAGCATAAAATCGACGTAAGACCTCAAGAAATCAAGAATCACATGTTCTTGTTTGTTCAGGCCGATATTGTTAATCCTATCTTTTCTTCTCAGACAAAAGAAAAGCTTATTACTGAACATAAGCAGTTTGGTTCGTCTTTTGAGTTTGCTCCTGCAACAATCAAGAAGATTGCAGCTTCCGAAATTGTAGAAAGAATTCTTGACTGGGCGCAACAGAAAGCTATTGCTGAAGAAAAGAAAGAGCTTCGAAAGCTCAACAGGACTTTGGACAAAGCTAAAATTCTTAAGCTGATTGATGCAAAAGCTCGAACACGTCGTCAAGACTGCACTTTGGCAATCTTCGAGGGTGACTCTGCATCTTCTGCTTTCCGAAAGTATCGGAATCCAAAAACACAAGGCGCTTTCCCACTACGAGGAAAGTTTATTAACGTCTCTGGTTTGAGCCCACTAAAAGTTGTTAAGAACAAAGAGGTTACTTCTCTGCTCGGTGCAATCGGTCTTAAACTAGGGGAAGAAGCAAAAAATCTGCGCTATGGAAAAGTGCTCATCTATTCAGATGCTGACCCAGATGGTGATTCAATTGCAGGACTTCTCATCAACTTCTTTGGACGATACTGGCCAGAGATGTTCGAACAAGAAATGATTTGCCGAGTAGTTACTCCAATTGTTGTTGCAAAGAAAGGAAAGCAGAAAAAATCATTCTATACAAATGAAGAATTTGAAGATTGGGTTTCTGATCGCAGCAAAATTAAAGGCTGGGAAATCGAATACAAGAAGGGTCTTGCGGCGCTCGAAGACGAAGAATACAAAGAGATTATTCAAGATCCAAAGATGTTTGTAATTGAGAAAGGTGACCATTTTCATGCAACACTGAATCACTGGTTCTCAAAGAATCCAATGCACAGAAAAATGAAAATTCTTGGTCGCGATCTCAGTGACGAAGAAGTAGATGAAACTAACGATGAAGAGGATGAATAATGGGAAGTAGAATTCCTGCAAAAGGACAGACAAAGTTTGATGAAGTAGTTGTAACTTTCAAAAGAGAGCGAGACGGAACATATACAAAACAGACAAAACGCGTGACACGCGATCGTCAGAGTAGTTCTGTAAAATATTACAAAAAGGATAATCCAATCCTTGAAGATGGACCTTATGTTGCTGTAAAGAACGGAGACGATTATGATGAAATCATGACGTTTGAAGGGATTAACGGTGAAACTGTGACAATGTATTTTAAAAAGCTTGAGGCAGTAGAAAGTGAAACAAGAACTTGATGAAAGGCTAGTAAAGTCTTTTCCTTTGCTCTATTCAGACAGAGGAGGAGACATGCGATCCACGCTGATGTGCTGGGGTTTTGCATGCGGTGATGGATGGTTTCAGATTATTTGGGATCTTAGCGAAAAAATTGAAGCAATTATCGAACAGTATGTAAAAGACAATCCTGATCTAGAATGTAGTCACTGTAATCATATCAAATCAAAACATTTTGGGTCTGCAACAAAAAATCCTGGAAAGTGTTTAGCAATCTTTGCAGATCCTTTTTCCAAAGAAGAACCTCCTGGAAATTATTTGTCATGTTTTTGTGATTCATATAAAGCTTCTTATCCTCGAGCAGCGCAAGTAAAAGAAAAATATGGAGGTCTTAGATTTTATATGACTTTGATAAACGATGAAATTGAATCTTTGATTGCAGATGCTACAGAGCTTTCTTACAAAACTTGCGAATCTTGTGGTAAACCTGGAGAAGTTAGAAAAGGAAGATGGATAAGAACAGAATGTGATGAGTGTCATGAAAGTAGAGGATAGATTGACAATATCTTTTGAGGAACGTAAAGAAATGAACAGGGCAGAAAAGTGCTGGAACTGGATGAACAAACACATGTACGTAACAGTATTTGTTCTTTCACTAGTTACAGACTTTTGGGCAAACTGGTATGGCTATGCAATTGTTCATGACTGGATTGTTTTGCAGGCTTTTCTGGGAATGGCTCTTCCCTTTTTGAACCTCCCAAGCGTGTTATTTTTTATTGATAAAAAAGATTTAAACGTTCGTTTAAAGTTGTGTGCGGTCACAGCACTGGCTATGTCAATGGGTTCAACTTTAATGTTGCTAATGGTTCGCGCTGGCATTGGTGTCGGAAAAACTTTATAAGGAGAACGAAGAATGAAAGTCAAATCTATCAAATCTATCTACCTTTCCGAAAAAGAACTCAAAGCCGCGATCTGCAAATGGCTCTACGCTCACGGACGTATTGACTTGGCAAAACACTTGGAAAGCAATCTATGCGAATTTGATTGGTCCCATCAAGATGACGGTGTCTATCTTGCTGTCGATATAGATGGACAGTTTGAGGAGAACAAAAAATGAAACCGCTTCGATGGCAAATTGAAAAATTTGAAACACCTGAATTTTGCCGAGACATGATTCAGCGGGCTGAATCAATAGGCTTTGAAAAAGCCACAATTACAACGCCTGGCGGCCCTGTTCTTAGAATTGAGTATCGCCATAATGATCGTGTAATTTTTGACGACTGGAATCTGGCAGCTAAACTCTTTCAAAAAATTAAGGACGATCCGAGATTGCACAATCCTGGGTGGGAGTGTATTGGTCTTAATGAGCGTTTTAAGATATACAGGTACTCAGGTCCTAATCAGTACTTTGCCTCACATTATGACGGTAGTTTTGAAAGAATTCCTTTTGTTGAACAAAGTTGGGTGACAATGCTTGTATATCTAAATGAAGATTTCGAAGGCGGTCAAACTTCTTTTATTGACGGAGAAGTCGAACCTAAGACAGGATTGGCAGCTTTTATGACACAACACAATTATCTTCATGAAGCTCGCGAAGCGCTAGGCGGTGCAAAATACGTGCTAAGAACTGATGTTATGTATAGGAAGATCGAAGAATGAGCGTTGGTTTTACAGGAACACAATTGGGGATGACAGAGATCCAAAAAAAGGCTGTAAAAAGAGCACTTGAGTTATTTAGAAAAGAAAACGACAAGTTTCATCATGGAGACTGCATAGGCGCTGATAGCGAGGCTCATCAAATCGCAAGAGAGATAGGATACTCTATTGTTCTTCATCCTCCGACAAAATCTTTAAAAAGGGCTTTTTGTAAGGCTGACAAAGAGGAGCAAGCCTTACCCTATCTTGAACGAAACCTTGAAATTGTAAAATCAACTCAAATTCTTTTGGCAACTCCTAAAGGAATGAGCGAAGAAAGAAGGTCGGGAACTTGGAGCACAATCCGTAAGGCAAAAAAGATGGGCAAAAAAGTTATGATTATTTTCCCCAGCGGACAAGTACAGATTCACAAGGAGATCGAAGAATGAAAGTAGGGGATAGGGCGATAATGTCACACCCAGGAAAGAGAGACGGTGAGATTGGCGTCATAAAAGAAATAGATGTTCCAATTAAATCTCACCCTCATGATAATTGTCGTTGTGGGATTCGATTAGAAATTGGTAACGAGTTATGGCTTATTCATAGGAACTGGGTAAAACCCTTAGACAAAGGCTGGAAGGGATGCGAGTTTATCGAAGTAGAGAACACAGACTCGCTGGGAAATAAGATTCGATCGATCTTTGTCCCTAGACCATCTAGCTTTTTTGGCGGATGGGCAAGACATCAATGGCTTAAAAGCTATTTCAAGCAAGAGTGTTCAATTGCCTCGCCAGAGTTTTGGAAAGTTCTCATTGAAAGACATGGCAAACCAAAGATGCTTATTGAAGAAAACGGTGAATTTCGTGAAGAGGAAAGTGAAGAATGAATAAGCTCTACGTCATCGCTGGAGAAAGAAACATTAATGCTGCTCAAATAAATGGTGGTCTTTTTGCTAATGTAGGACAAACCACTAGAACAGTTCAAGAAAGATTAAGTGACAAAGACTACAAACAAAAATCTGCGGGCGGAAAATGGAAGATTATTCTTCAAGACATTCCTTTGGGAGAATTTGAAGACGCTCACATTCACGAGCAGCTTAGGAAAAGAAATGATGTCATATGGGATCCAACTTCATCTAATACTGAAGAATTTCATTTTATCACTGATACTGGGAATGGAAATGAAGTCAAGCGAATCATTGACGAATGTATAGAAAATCTTGAAAGAACACATCCAGTACAATTGGAAAGTCTTACCCAGAAATTAGAAAAGTCAGGAGTGAAAAAAGCAATTGAATTTTCAGAACCTGGTATTTATTGGTTTAAAGTCAATTCTTTCTATGAAAGAATTGACAAAAACAACAGAAAGTATCTTATTGTAAGATTTAACAATGACAAAAAAGGATATCAAGAAGTATTTTGTTGGGCATGGGAAGGGCCTTATCCTAAGATAGGCGCTATTTTTCTTGCTTCTATCAAGAAGGGGAAAATAAGTCTAATGACTTCTTATGGAAGAATGAAACTTATCTATGACGGACATTCAGATTCAACTCCTACAGAAGAATATTTTAAAAATGATAATATATTTTATGACGAGTATATTAGACAAATTGATGCTCTAAATAATGAGATAAAAACATTACGAAAAGCACATACAAATCAAACAAAAAGATTAGAAGAGGTAGAAAAAAGCGAAGCTCTTTTGTTAAACAATCTTAAACTTTCAAAATCTGAGCTAGAGAGCGTCAGAAAAAATAATTTAGGATTTTTTTCAGGAATAATTACAGGAGTATGCTTGTGTGTATGCTTTTTTCTTTTAATGTATAATATAAACAATATTTTTGTGAGCAATAATGCATTTTCTGCAAATACAATAGAAAATGTTGAAGAGCAAACTGCTGAAGTTGATTTTCAAAACGAAGAGATAAAAACACCTGTGTACACGGAAGAAGATGTACGCGTTATTAATGATTTTAGGCTACAGAGAGGCTTGCCTCCTATAAACATCTATAATGAGGAAGTTACCCGTGTACCTATTGAGGAAAACAAATGAACGCAATTAAAAGAAAAGCACAGGACTTTTTCGATACTGAATATCTTGGTTACGCGAGATATGTTGTCGAAAATCGTGCCATCCCAAGTCTAGTAGACGGCTTTAAACCAAGTCAGCGCAAGATTGCTTACGCGGCCAACAAGCTCTGGAAGACCGGCAAAGAAAAGCCGATGAAGGTCTTTCAGTTGGGCGGTCAAGCTGCAGCAATCTCGTTCTTCCACCACGGTTCTCTTGACGGAACCATTATCGGAATGACTCAAACGTTCAAGAATTCTATGCCTATCTTTCAGGGCGTGGGTCAGTTTGGTTCACTTAGATCTCCAGAGGCAGGTGCTCCTCGTTATATCGGCGTAAAGTTTAACGAAAACTTTCGACGGCTCTATATGGACTTTGGTCTCACGACACCGAAGTTTGAGGAAGGCCAGGAGATCGAGCCCAAGTACTTCCTGCCGATTGTTCCCACAGTGCTGCTTAATGGTGGTTCAGGGATTGCTGTAGGATTCGCAACCAATATTTTGAACCGTAACCCATCTGACATCATCGAAGCTTGCCTGGATCATCTGTCCAATCGGAAGATTAAACGACTCAAGCCATGGATTAACGGATTTTACGGCACAGTCACACCTGTTCCTGATACTCCTCGCAGTTGGATTTTTCACGGTGATTATGTAGTCAAGAATACATCAACTGTTATTATCAATGAGATTCCTCCAGGCTGGACGTATGAGAAGTACGAGGCACATCTTGATAAACTCCAAGACAAGGGTGTCATTACAAGCTACGATGACGACTCTTCTGATAAGGTCAGTTACACGCTTAAGTTTCAAAGAGTTAAACTCAAAGCTTTGATTGACAAAAATAAGCTTGTGTCAACGCTTAAGCTTGAAGAAAAGCAGACTGAAAACATTACCACACTTGATGAAAACGGTGAGCTAAAGATTTTTGAAACAGCTGAAGACCTGCTCGCTTATTTTGTAGATTTTCGTCTAGGCTATTATGTCAAGCGTAAAGAATACCTTCTTGATAAAATTGACCGAGACTTATTTGTGATTGACAACAGAGTAAAGTTTATTAAGGCAATTATTGACCAGAAGCTTGAGCTAAGAAACAGAAAGCGTGCAGATGTAGAAAACGATCTGCCCGGTCTTGATATTCAGAAGCACGAAGATTCTTATCGATATTTGCTTGATATGTCTGTGCACTCCCTGACAAAAGAAAAGTGGGAAGAGTTACAAAAGCGTGCTGCAGATCTAAAGAAAGAGCGTGCAAAGATTGAGAAGACCACACCAAAGGACTTTTACCGAAAAGACCTAAGAGATCTTAAGAAGTTTGTTTGATTGCTAGAGTGCATAAGATATAAATGTAATTTAAAATAACTTCACCAAGGAGGTTGACATGGGTGGAAAAGCTCACGGCGGAAAGCGTATTAACCGCGATACTGCATTGGCTCTATATTCTGAGATTGTAGATCAGATGCCAACTGTAGAAAATGTAAAATTGTGTGGGAGCGCAAGACGTCTAAAGCCCACGTGCGGCGATCTGGACATCGTTGTCGTTCCTGCAGATGACCCACAACTCAAGAAAGAGCTTGATGACTTTTTTGTCCGCATGTTCGGACATCAGAAGAGCGGAAAGCCTGCAAAGAATGGACTTTTCCGCGGAGTACAGACAGAGTTCTATGTAGCATCTCCAAACAATTTTGGCACCTTTGTCCAGATGTGGACTGGCAGTGCCTATCATAACGTATCGCTGCGCCGAAAGGCGACGAAGATGGGATATTCACTTTCCCAGTACGGTCTTAAATGTAAATCTACAGGTGAGATTGTAGAATTCAAAAGTGAAGAGGAGCTCTATAAGGCTCTCAACACGCCATTCAAGAAACCGGAGGATAGGTAATCATGGCAAATACTGAAGTACTAAAAGAGTTTATTGGAAAGGTTAAGCAGCTCGAGTCTGAAAAGGAAGAGCTTAAGGAGTATGAGAAGCAGCTATTTGCTGAATACAAGGATCAGCTTGATATCAAGTCTTTTCGATACGCACTTCGTATTGCAAAGATCAAGCAGAAGCTTTCTCAAGTCGAAGATGCAGAAGTAGATCAGCAGCTTGAAGTTCTTCTCGAGCAGTTTTGATGGATTCACCTGAGGTCGTTGAACTAAAGTCAGTTCTTGTAGACCATTGGGAAAATGCATTTCATGTGGTTGAATCAGGCTCAGAGTATAAGATCTATGTTGAATTAGACGATACAAATGAAAAGACTGATCTCTGGAATCACATCCCGATGAAATTTAGAAAGAAATATGTATTGATATTTAAAGTTCCAACGGGTTACATTGATGTCTTCTTACGTTCTAAAACCAAAAGTTGATGTTGTCATGGTGTCTAAAAAGACACGTGGCAAGTTTCCCGGAGAAAAAGCTCCTGTAGGAACATTAGGTTTGGTTTGGTCGAGCTGGACATCTAACTCAGTGTTTCATACACAAAAGATTTCTCTTTTGACTGCGAGCGGTGAAGTACTTTTTACAACAGCAAAATGTACAGACCTCGTTGGTGATATTACAAAATTTGACGACCTTTATGAAGCTTACAAGAAATATGCAGAACTAAATTTTGTACCTATCTTTGGCTTTGTAAGAAAGCCTGAGAGCAAGTCTGAATTTATTATTGTAAAGTTTCTTTCTCGTGACAGAATCATGACTGTTCCTACAAGTTGTGTTCACTACGAAGATCTAGATGAAATATTCGAATCAAAAAAACAAGATAATTTTTACTGCCTCAGAATTGAGCCTTGGTTCTTAAAGGCAAGAGATCTTTTGTAGAGTGCATAATTTCAATTAATGATTTAAAATATCTTCACAAGGAGGAAAAATGAGCCTTTACATTACTGAAAACGATGCTAGAGAAATTCTGAGTCGCATGAAGGGATTCGAGTCAGACCTGCGCGGCGTTTACGAAAATTGGTCTTACGACTTCCGAGAAAATCTTGGCAGACGAAACGCTCTTGTGTCTATGGCGCAGGAAACTGAAACTGCACGTGTCTTGTCTCGTAAGTTTCGTGATGTTTCTTCTGACGGTGCACCAGGTAAGCCTGATATTGTTATCGGTGAAATCAGCGCCGAGCTTGAGTGCAAATTGACAAGCGGATCTAGATCTGGTAATTCTGTCAACTTCGACTTTCGAACTGACTGGGAAACCATCTGTGATAAGGAGAAGCTTGACTACATCTACATTCTTGCAGATGAAAACTTCGAGAAGTTTGCCTTTCTCTTCTTTGAAGGTCTTACTCCCGATGACTTCTTTCCACCAGCAAGTGGTTCACGTGGAAAGTCTCGCATGAACAAGGAGAAGGGAATGAAGAAGTGCACTCCTCTCTTTGGAAGCTTTGTCAAGCGAAACGATGTGTACATCGAAGCAATCAATGCAGATATCAGAGATGCGACTGCAAGTTTTAGGACGCGCATGGAGGATTTGCATGGTCGATCTGCTTCTACTGAAAAGAAGAGGGACAGGATTCGAAAGCTCATCGCTTCTGAGATGGGTCGTCTCGAAAAGAAAATGGACAAACTCCAGGAGCGAATTGCATACTGGGAAGACTCTCCCGACAGTTTCACTTTCGTTCTTGAGAGTTTGAATTAATTGCACATTGAGTGCAATTGCAACCTACTTAATGTATAATAAAAAAGCCAACAACAGGAGATAAAATGAAAATCAATGTGGCAATCGACGACATTCCATTCGGAACTTCTATCCAGGATATCACTGTACCTGATGTACTGAAGAAGCGTATTCCAACAGGTCTAGACTACTTCGATGCTGCAATCGGCGGCGAAGGGTTTACTCCATCTATGGTTACTCTCTTCACAGGTACTCCCGGCTGCGGCAAGACTACCATGATGCTGACTCTGGCAAATTCGCTCCAGGGTCACGGCGCGCAGGTTGTCTTCAACACTGCTGAAGAGTCGCTTCACCAGGTCAAGATGACATCTGATCGTCTTCGTCTGCGCAATTCCTTTATGGTGGGTGGACTTGATAATGTCGAGGCACTGCTTAAGGGTTGCGACAGCGTTCGAGCAGCGCATCCTGATCGCCCCTTCTTCTTGATCGTTGACTCTCTGCAGTGCATGAACGACGGTTATTTCAAGAGCG